TCACGCCTTCTTTTCGACTGCCGTCTGTGTCGCAAAGGGCAAACGCACGTAGCCGCGCGAAACCTGCAACTGCAAGACCGCGATGCACCGGAGGCAGTCGCTGATGGCGGCACGCGCGTCTCCGCCATGTGCGGCCAGCAGCTCATCGATATCGTCGTCATCCCCGACAAAAGCGCTCTCGTCCGTGCGAACCGCTTCGCTCGGCATGGTCACCTCCATGGCTGTTTCGCCATATCGATTCCATGAGAACAAAAATAGAACAAGAAGGAAATTTTTCCTCCACAGGCCGACCGCCAGCGTCCCGCCCGCCGACGCCGCTTGCCCTGCCGGCCATCGGCGCTATCGTGTCGCCACGCGCGAGTTGGTGCGAGGAGAAGACACATGAAGGCCCTGATTGCCGCTGCTCTCCTGATGACCTTTTCCGTGCCGGTGATGGCCGACACATGCGTCGCGAATGCTGACGCCAAAAAGCTCACCGGCGCGGCCCGTACCAGCTTCCTGACCAAATGTCAGAAGGATGCCCAAGCCGCGTGCGATGCGCAGGCGGCCGACAAGAAGATCTACGGCGCGGCTAAGACGAGCTTCACCAAGAAATGCGTGAACGACGCCGTCGGCTCCTCAGCGAACTGACTGGTCCGGAGCAGACGCCCTGGACGGCCCGTGATGCGCCCTTGTGGAAGCGCATCACGGCGAACGGATTCTATCTCGCCATCAGCCTGGGCATCATCGGGCTGCAACTCTATGCCGTCTGGCAGGCGCTGTTCGGAAATTGAGACGCGGCGGCCATGTCGGCGAGTGCCGAAACGGTAGATGCAATACGGCCGCCGCTGTTGGGCGGCGGCCGCACGTTTAATGGCAGCGCCCTATAACTTGAGCCGTAACTCCAGCTTCAGCGCCTCCAGAGCGGTGTCGACGCTCATAGGTGGCGTGTTGGGCGGGAGCGGCGGGATATCGAGCGGCTTGTTGTGACGCACATCCTCGCGCATGTGCCGCTCCAGCTCGACCAGTGCCATGCACATAATGTATTGCAAGGTATCAAGCTCTAGCTCTCGGGCAGCGCGGGCGCAGTCGATTATATCGATCCTGAAAACGCGATATAGGTTCTCATCCATATCCACCTCCTAGTTTGAGGAGGCTGCGATCTTCATTGATTTATATTTCATTAAGAAATGTTTTCATGATTCATTATGAAGCATATTCAGCGATTATATGAAATATTATTGGAAATTGCCTGGATGCACTGGTTTTGTCCGGCGTGGTCGGTGGTGGTGAATGCACCACGCGAAGTGCGCCAGCGACCGCCGAAGCTGATGCGTGTAACTGCCAACACGCGAACGATGGGCACATGATTGACCCGAGGCGACGATGGGCCGTGACGGTGCGCCAGCCGCGATCTAGCCTTGCCCGACCACCGGGAGGGCAAAGGCGCCAATGTGCAACCTCTATTCGCTCACGAAGGGCCAGCGGGCCATTGCCGAACTGGCGCGCGCCATGCGCGACATGACAGGCAATCTGCCGCCCCTGCCCGGCATCTTCCCGGACTACATGGCCCCAATCGTCCGCACTGCACCGGATGGTGTCCGCGAACTCGCCATGGCGCGGTGGGGCATGCCCTCTTCACAGAAGGCGCTGCTGGACGCGGCGACGAAGCGCGCACAGAAGCTTGAGGCCAAGGGCAAGCCGGTGGCGGATTTCAAGACGCTGCTGCGGATGGAGCCGGACAGCGGCACCACGAATATCCGCAACACCAGTTCCGCCCACTGGAAGCGATGGCTCGGCCCGGCGAACCGGTGCCTGGTGCCGTTCACCAGCTTCTCCGAGTTCAACAGGGATCACGGCGGAGATGTGTGGTTCGCCCTCGGTGAAGACCGCCCCCTCGCCTTCTTCGCCGGCATCTGGGTGCAGAGCTGGACCAGCGTCCGGAAGATGAAGGAAGGCGAGGTCACCTCGGACCTCTTCGGCTTCCTCACGTGCGAACCGACGGAGCCTGTGGCGTCCGTTCACCCCAAGGCCATGCCGGTGATCCTGACCGAGCCGGCGGAGTGGGAGGTGTGGATGTCGGGGCCATGGGATGAGGCAAGGGCACTACAGCGCCCCTTGCCTTCTGGCCTGCTCACCATCGTCGCTCGCGGCCGCAAGTCGGATGGAGAAGATGCGGCAGGATTATCCAGGTAGCGAAGGCACTACACCGCGCAACGAAAGAGGTCTCGTAGACAAGCGCCACTCGGCCCATAGGCCATGCCGCCCCGCAGGTTGGTCGAGACCTGCCATTCCTCCCCACACTCCGACCAATCCGTGCTATTGACAACTTCATAGGCATTACGGCACCACTCCGCGGGGAGGGAGCCGTGAAACGTCCAATTCGCAAAATCGCGCAGCAGCCCAGCTTCAAAAAAAAGCGGCTTCGAAGGGACACTAACGGGCTGGATCTTGAATCCTTAGCGGCCAAAGCCACATACAGGCTGAGCGATTACCACTGCCCTGACGATAACGGAAGACCCCCCAAGCCAAGACGAAAGCCTGCTAGCCACTGCCCGGATTTTCGAGACCGGAAATCGGCGATCTCTGCAGTGCGTCAAGCGATCAGGCTTGGATACATCTCAGACCGCTTCACGCGCGGTGGCGAGTATCCGATGCATATTTGGTACAAGGCCGGTGCCGTATGGTATGAAGGCAAAACTGAGAATGGCAGCCCAGGCGCATATCACGGGTATCCCATTAACGAGATCGCGCTCCCTGACGGCTTAGGATAATGACCACGTTCGGACTTCGCCGCGAATGGATTACACAGCCCAACATCCGCACGGAGTTGGACGCGACTTTTGCTGACCTAATTATCGAGGTCGGTGGAGTAAATATCACAAAGTTCAGCGGCGATTATGACGCCCCGTCGGAATCCATTGCGCTCCCAGTTTATGGCATCGCCGAATGGCTCGCGGAGAATTGGTGGAGTCTGCTTTGGGAGCCAAAGAAGAACGAAGACCGCGGCGATAGCCGTCAATTTAAGTATCGGCATTCGCTTTTGGCGGCACAACAAGGCTTTGCGCTTCCCGACCTCACCATCATTCCAAACGGGGACAACATTATACTCAAGGCGAGATCTGCATACAATAGCTTCGCCGAAGTGAAGTTTTCGCAAGCCGCAACCTGCCTCGCTCCGCGAGCAGATATAGAACGAGTGCTGCGCGCATTTGTGGCAGATACGGTCGACCGACTTAATTCTCTCAACATAAAAGAAACCGACCTCCATGAACTATGGAGCAACATCGTAGAAACGTCGGACGAAGAGCATTTATTCTGCAAATTAACAGGTGCACTAGGCCTGTCGCCGTACAGTGCGAGCGACAAGTTCGCTGAAAAACTCGAGAAAATGCTGGAGCAATTAGGCGAAAGCTTGCTTTTTGATTTATGTTTAGCATCTACCTATGAGGAGTTCGACGGCGCCGCTGAACAAGCGGTTGCGGCGAAGCTCAATAACTATAGCTCACTGGCAGATCTTGCCTCGTTGTCCGCGATTGAGCCGCCCGCTGAAGACCTTTCCCTTCCTGCTTGGCAAATTGGAGTAAATGCCGCCAAACGAGTAAGGGACAGACTCAATATCAGCGATACCGATCCGTTGGGCGGGCGCAAATTCCTAGATCTTCTCCGAGTTGACGTTCACTCACCTATCGCGGCCGCTCCAATTGACACCGACGATGCACCGGTTCTAGGAGTCGTATTAAAAGACGGGAATGACGCTCGCATAGGGCTGTTGCAGCCGCACGAGCGCCAGAGGAGATTCTCTGCCACAAGAGGTACATACTTGGCTTGGACCGGCAGGCGGATGCATGATGCTCGTTTAATGACTTGGGCCGTAACTAGAGATCAGCAGGCGAGCCGCGCATTTGCTGCGGAGATGACAGCTCCACGTGCATATCTCCGAAATGTGCTTCGCAATCGGAGTAAGAACAGAGAGGAGATCATCTCTGAGACGGCCGCTACTCTTGGGGTTAGTGAAGGGGTTATTGTGAAGCAGGCCGAGAACAACGGAATCATATAACTTCGCACATCAGGCGGAAGCACCGACTCAAGGCAACGTCTCCGATGGAATCTGGTCGGCAATAGTCCAGTGCCTCGGGTGGTGGTCTGCGAATAGATCCCTAAGATGTGTGAAGGTGCCTTCCAGCTCGTCGATCAGATCTGCCATGGGCGACAGCGGCGGACGGTCATCGATCATAATGCCGCGGAATCGCGCGTCGAGCAGGATGCCCGCGCACGCGATGATGCTCGCTAAATGTGGCACGCCCGTCTTTTCATCCGCCCATTCCCCACCGCTAAACTTGGCTTGATGCCGCTTCATCGCGCCAAGGTAGACCGACGCGCGCACGCCCGCGGCTGCCCAATTGTTTGCTCCATACTTCAGCATGCCTTCGGCGAAGGCGAGAGAGGCAAAGGCGAGCACGGAGTCGGGGACCAAGTGGAGCGGCAACTTTCTGCCGGCAATGGCATCCTTGGGGTTCGTCGGCTTCTCGTTCATGCTGCCTCGCTGGGAATCGGAAGGTTGACGCGGTGGCGGCCGATCTCGCCGCGGGTGCGATGGAAGGTGATGGCGGTGAGGCTGCGGCCGGCCCGCCAGTCGCCGCCATGGGCGTGGGCGTCCTTGGCGGCCGGCGACTGGAAGCTCTCCACCCGCACGGCTCCCACCTCCCGCGCCGTCTCGTGGTGGATGTGACCGAAGAAGACGTGGCGGAAGAGGGTTGCGCCCCAATCCTCCGGCCGGTCAGCGGCGAGCATCATGGCCATGCGGTCGGGCTTCATGGTGTGGCCATGGGTGGCGCCGAGCAGCACGCGACCGAGACGGGCGGAGACCTGCCCCACCATGTCCAGCGCCACCCGGGCGTCGGCGCGCAGCACCTTGGGCCAGCGCCCGTCCACGTCGAGGATGTGACCCGACTTCGGCGTCATGGCCGTGCGGTCGTTCGAGTGGAAATAGTCACCCAGCCCCAGCACCACGGCATGCCGGCTCGGCCGCGACTGTGCCACCAGGTCCGCGACGGCCGAGCGCACCAGATCGCAGGCGATGCCGAGATCATAGCGCTCGCCCGTCTCCCGGCCCCACGCCAGCATCCCGATGTGGAGATCCGGCAAAGCATAGACGGTGAGGAGGTCATCCTCGCATTCCGCCGGCGGCGCATGCGTCACGGGCGCCGCGGCCCGGTGCTCGGCGAGGGCCTCCCGCAGCGCCTCGCCCATGCGCTCCGGGCTCATCCCCTCCCGCGTCTTGGTCCATTTCAGGATCACCCGCCCCTCGGGATCGCTGAGGGTGCTCAATCCCTTGAGCACCTGCCCGGCGGAAATCTCCGAGGGCTCGCCCGCCGCGGGGCGCTGCTCGACGGTCTCGCCGCGCACGGTGCCGTCCGGCCCGTAACGGACCGAGGTTTTCTTGATGGCGAAGCCCGGAAGCACGGGCTTCGTGCCCATGAAGCCCCGCTCCGTGGCGCGCTTGACATGGTGCTGGAAGGTGGAGCGGCTCATGCCGGCCGCCCTGGCCGCCGCGCGCTCGGAGCCGTGCTTGGCCATGAGCTGGGCCGCCTTGCGCAGGGCGGCATCCGACAGGCGCGGCATCATGGCAGGATCTTCCGCGCGAGCGCGCCGAGCTCGGTCTTGAAGCTCAGGACGAGCCACCAGATGCCGCCGGCAAGGGTGGTGGCGGCGAGGCCGGCAAGCGCCGCAACGGCCCCCACCTTGTCCCGGAACAGCTTCAGGCCGGCGATATCGCTCGCCTGCCGGTCCTGCCGCGCCTCGATGGCATCCACCTTGTCGCCGATGCGCTCGTGCAGGGCATCGAGCTTGCGCAGCATCTGCCGCCGATCCTCGGCGGCCTCGCGCACCACATTGTTCATAACGCGGTCCAGCGCATCCTGCCGGTCCCGCACCGCATCGAGCCCTGCGGACAACTCGCCCACCGCCCGGTGGATCTCCGCATCCCCTGCCCCGGTCATGTCCGGCCTCTCCATGGTGGTGATGCCGCCGGCAGTTCGGCCCGCCGGCGGCGGGCATCAGGCCGCCGCGCGGCGCGCGAGCAGGGTGGAGATGATGCGGTAGGCGGGCGGCACGAGCGCGATCACCGCGCCGGCGACGGCCTGCCAGGTGGCATCGTCGCCGATTCCGCGCGCCGCAAGGGCCGTGCCCAGCATGGACACGCCATAGCGGACGAGCTGGGGCCACAGGGGCTCCAGGGCCGCAGGCTTGGGCAACTGCTGCGACAGGGCATCGGCAACCTTGCCGGCATCGGCCGGCGACAGGGGCACATCGGCGCGCGCGGCGACAGCCGCCGCCGCGCCCTGCAAGGCGGTGGTGAGCAGATCAGACATTGGATCCTCGGTGTCAGGATTGCCCGGCAGGCCCGGCCGGGCGCGGGATCACGCGGCGCGGGGCGGCTTGGCGGGTGTGAGCCGCGCGGTGAGGACGGCCAGCGTCGCCGGCCCGGCGATGCCGTCAGCCTTGAGGCCGTTACGCTGCTGGAAGTCCTTGATGGCCGCCGTCGTCTTGGGCCCCTGCTTGCCGTCCACGAGCAGCCCATAGCCGAGGAGGTTGAGGCGGGCCTGCGTGTCGCGCGTCACGTCGTCCGTGCCGGCCGCCTGCCACACATCGCCGGTGCCGATGACGGCCCAGACCTTGTCGAGCCAGGCGACCCGGTCGGCATAGCCGTTGTAGCCGCCATTGATGACGCGGGTGATCTGGCGGATGTCGCCGCGATCCGCGAGGGCGTTGCAGTTGCCCCGCGCCCACTCGGCGAGCGCAGGCTTGAGAGCGTGCTCCGGCTCGGTCACCGCCCCCGGATCGACCTCGAAGAGATCGCCAAGGCCGGCGCGCTCGGACATCTCCCGATGCTGCCCCCGGCCGGTGGTCTGAAGCAGACCGTTGCCCCTATAGATCCAGCCGTCGCCCGCGCGGGTGTTGCCGAGCTGGTTGGCCATGGTGGGGTTGCCCAGGCCATAGACGCGGTCGAAGAGTGCCCGGCCGTCCCCGGCGAGCCGTTTCGCCTCGGCCGCGGTGACGGCGGCGCTGTGAATGCCCTGTCCGAAGATCTCCACGATGCGCGCCGCGCTATACGCGCCGCTCTCCCGAACGATGGCGAGGCCGCCGGTTTCGTGCAGCACCTGCGCCAGCAGATGGGCCAGACGCAGCGGCGTGTTGATGCCGCCGGCCTTCAGCTGATCCTCGCCGGCCTCGAAGGCGGCGAGATATTCCATCCGCGCGCCGGGCGCGACCCGTCGCACGATGTCGATTGCTCGCATCGGTCAGTTCTCCAGATTGTCGGGATTATTCGCGCCCTATCGGCGCAGGAGGCGTTTCAGGACTCGCCGGAAGGCGGTATTATTTGATTGACTCGGCCGACCTTCTCTCCCCCATCCCCGAAGGCAGGCCGGGCTTGGCTGGGCGGGCATCCATTTCCCGATGTCCGCCCAGCCTCAGGCGGCGGCGCGGGCTTCTAGGGCGGTGATGCGCGCGGCCTGTCGAGCCAGCTCGCGGCGCAGCCAGGCGGTCTCAAGCACGAGCGCTTCCTCGTAGCGCAGGCCAAGGCGTTCGGATGTGTCGCCGTCGATCTCAACCTCGGCGTCGTACTCCTCCATCACCGGGATGGCGTGCGTCATGGGCTCCATGCGCCCCTTCTCACCGGCAACGGTCTCCTCGCCCTTCGGATCGGGACGGAACACCATCACCGGTGTTCCATCGGCTCGAACGACAGGCTCAATCGTCTGGCGGGGGATGGAAACTTGCCGGACCTCCTCCACCAAGGTGGGAACGCCGCCGATGATGTGAACCACCTCCTCAACCTGCTCGATGATGTCCACGGCCGGGCGCTCGCGCTTCTCCGTGACCTTCACCTTCTCGGTGACGGTGTCGGCACAGAACAGCGCGTAGCGGCGCGCGTCGAGGCCGCGAGCGGTGAACGCGGCTTCAACTTCCTGGGCAATCCAGCCGGAGTGCATGCGGGCGGCGGCCGCCCCCTTCTCAGCTATTGCGTCGAGAAACTGGTAGGCGCTGGCGCGAACATCACCCCAGGCGTCGAGCTCCTGATCCGTGAAGGCGCCACGGACCAACTTGAAGCGGATGTCAGAGGTGTTGATCGCGGCGGTGATCGCATAGACGGTGCCCCAGCGAAGAGAGGCCCCTCCAAGGTTGCGAGCGCCGCCGTCAACGTTGGGATACAGCGTGGCGCCGGCAAATATCCCGGTCACCGATGCACCAACGCGCGTAATGTCCATGACGACGCCGGGGCTCGCGTAAGTATCAGTCAGCGCCCGGAGTGTCAGAATGGCGCCGTCCGCCGAGATATTCCAATCCCAGAACTTCTGATCTGCAGCGCCGTTGCTGCGGTAAAGCTGCATGATCGGCGGGTTTGTAGCGTTGACCTCAAGGCGGAGCGGACACGCTCCACCAACCGGGGTTGAATGGATGGCCGCTTGGGGATTGATTTCCCCCACTCCGAGCTTGCCCGCGACGCTGACGAGATCGCCCTGCAACGAAATGCGGCGCACGCCATCGGCGGACGTGACACCGCCCACGTGCAGGAAATTGTGGGCGCTGTTTCCGTCGAGACCGGGGAACCCGCCGATCCACCCGTTTGTGTATTGAGTGCCATCTGCCTTCTGAAACCAGATCGCCGTGGTGGCGATCGTGCCCCGGACGTCCGCGCGATAGCTGATGATTCCTCCGGACGTTCCGACGCCGAGGGAACCATTGGTGGTCCAGAAATTCCCCGTCGTCTTGTCCACGGAGAACACGCGCGGCATGGCGGCATCGGCCGCGCCGGTGCCACCCACGAACAGGGACGGGTTGCCGGCGCCATCGTCGCGCAGCGCCATGCGCATGACGCTGTTGTCGAGATAGAGGCCGATCATCGGCGCCGCCGCGAGCCCGCGGTTGGCCACGGCCTGGAGATAGCCGACAATGGCGGCGGTCTCGATCCACGTCGTGCGATAGACCTCGTAGCTCAGGCCGTTCGCCGTGGCGCCGCCATAGGGCGGCACGGCGACCACCTGCGTGGGGCTGTTCACCGCCACGATGAGCCCCACATAGTTGCCGATGCGGATGAAGTGGCCCGCCAGCACCGAGAACTTGGTCATGCTGGCATCGGCCCAGGCCGTCGAGGTGCCGTTGATGGTCCCGCTGCCGCTGGTGACCGACACCGTGCCGGAGATGTATCTGTCGATCTGAGGCATGAGGGCTCCTATTTGCCGGTGGCGACGACGCCGACCTTTGCGAAGATGCTTCCGCCAACGCCGGGATCCGTGTCGAAGCGCACCTGAGCCTCGACGTTGACGTGGCCACTTCCGCCGACGGTGTAGAAAAAGAAGTCGTTCATGATGTCACCGGTCTGCGAGAGCTTCGGAATGGCCTGCGCCTGGAAGATCTGCGAGTTGTAGACTTCGGCTCCATTCACCAGCACGCGGACATAAGTGGTGCCGCCCGCGGTGCCGTTGGTGCTGTTCGCCAGGGTGGCGCCCGCGCGGATGTCCACGCGCACGAAGACGATGCCGTTGCGCGGGGCGACCGTGAGAGGCATGCCGCTGCCCACCGTCATCCAGCCGGAGGAGCCCGAGCCGATGGCGAGGTTGCCTGCGGTCGAGGCCATCCCGGTGAGCGGCGTGGCGTCATTGATCGCCTGCGCATAGACGGTGCCGCCGACGAGGAGGTTGCCGTTGATGCGCGTGTTGCCGCCCAGATAGAAGAAGCCGCTGTCATAGGCGAAGACGGGCGTCAGATAACCGTCCGTGGCCGAGCGCAGGTAGAAGGCCTGCGCGTCGATGATGACGCGGCTGGTGCCGCCGGACATGGCATCGATCCGCAGGCCCGAGCTGATCGCCCCGGCATTGAGGATGATGCGATAGGTGGCCGCCGCCCCGTCGGCACCGGCCGCCAGCGCGATGCCCCATTGCCCCTGCGCGGTGGCGCCATTGGCGACGGCCGCGACGGTGGTGATCTGCGAGGCCAGAGCCCCATCGCCATTGATGCGGGCCGTCTGCTCTTCCGAGACGGCGGCGGCGCGGGCGTTGCTTTCGCCGGCCACGATGGTCTGGGCATAGGATGCCGACGCAGCATCCCCGCTCACGCGGGCCGAGGCTTCGCTTGCCACCTGCGCCTGCCGGGCGCTGGTCTCGGCCGTAAGCGTTGTGGAGAGGCTGGCGATGGCCTCGCCATTGCTGACGGTCGCCGTCTGCACCTCGGAGATGCTGGCGGAGCTCACCGCGAGCTGCTTCTTCAGCGCGGTCAGGTCATCCCCGCGCTGCGCTGCCTCGATGAACAGGGCCACGGTGGCGGCATCCGCGTTCTGGATGTCCTGCACGAACAGGTCATCGGCCCGCCGGGCGGTGGTGGCGCCCGGTTCCACCAGCGCATCCACCTGCGACTGCACATAGGCGATGTTGGCGCCGAGCTGGGCCGTCATGGTGGTGATGGTGCTGGTCAGCGCCTGATCCGCATTGGCGCGGGTGGTCTCCTCGGTCTGGAGATCCGCAGCCACGCCGGCGATGGCGGCGTTGAGATTGACCTGCGTCTGCGCGAGCGCCGCCGTCAGCTCGGACTGCACCTGATCGATGCGCTCGATGCCGGCGCCGATGGGGTTGAGACCGGCCGCCACGTCGGCCCGCAGTTTCGCCGTGGCGCGGGCCTGCACCTCGTCGTGCGCCGCCGCGTCGAACACCTGCGACACGAGGCCGATGACCGCGCTGTCGAGATTGCGCCAGAGGGCTTCGTCGAACTGCTGGCGCAGCAGGGCGTCCATTGCGTCATTGGTGACGACGCCGGGCCGCACCGCCTCGGTGACGGTGGAGACGAGCGCGCGGTTGACGATGACCTCGACCGTGTTGCTGGCGGTGGTGGCGACGGGTGAGATGTCGACCACCCGGCGGGGGCTCGTCAGCGGCGTAATGCGCACCTGATAGAACTCGCCGCCGAGGATGCCGGCGGTGATGGTGGCGGAGCCCGCCCGCGTCTCCGCCTCGCCGGCCATGTAGCTCTGCCAGGGGGCATCGCCGACACGGCGATATTCGATCTGGAGGCCATAGACGGTGGGATCGGTGATGGGCTGCCAGGTGACGCGGATGCCGGGCACCTGCGTGCCGTCGATGCCGTTGACCTGGGCGATCTCCACATGGATGCCCACCACCACCGTGGTGCCGGCGCCGCCGGACGGCAGGTCGGTGGGGTTCTCCGGATCCTGCTCATCCTCCGGGCCCCAGCCATAAACGGCGCCGTCGATCTCGCGCACCCCCACGGTGACCGAACCGGACGCCGTGGGGGTGCGGGCCTCGACGCGGAACACGCGGGTGTCATAGCCGAACTTGGCGCTGCTCCAGGTGATCCAGTCGCCGGCCTCCAGCACCTCGCCGCAGCGGCGCCGCAGGGTACCCTTGTGGCTGATCTGCCGGCGCGCGAGGCGGCGGAAGATCTCCATGCAGCGCTGGCCCTGCGACTGGGAGCGCACATAGGAGAGGTCATAGCTGGCGCTGCGGCGGAAACCGCCGTCCGCCTCCTCATCCGCGCTGCTGTAGCGGGTGGGCAGGGCCGTGATCTCGTAGAGGGCCTCGGGCGAGGCCCAGGAGCCGGTGACCTCGCTCACCACCTCGTCGAAGGGCCGATGCCGTGAGCCTGTGAGCTCGGTGCCCACCTCGAAATCATCGTCGGTGATGTGCAGCACCGGCACCTGCGCCACGCCCGGGAAACACGAATACTGCCCGGAGAGGTCCGGCAGGCTGCCGGCGCAGGCTGTCGAGAATTTATTGAGCACATCCCCCCAGGGCTCATCGGCGTCGATGATGGCCGCCACGCGATAGCGCGGCTCCCATGTGCCCGCCCGCGTCTGTACCTGCTCATCACAAGCGGCAGCGGCGGCATAAAAATCCGAGAGGTTGATCTCGGAGGCCTCAAGGCCGACGCCGAACCACTTGTCGCCGCCCACATAGATGCCGCGCAGGAAGTTGTAGCGGGCGACCTCGAGATTGTCAGCGAAGACATAGGTCTCGGGCTGGCCCCAGCGCATGGGGCCGCTGCCGCCCGGATTGGTGTCGTCCTGCCGCGGATCGTAGAGCTTCGCGCCGCGGATCAGCCATTTGAAGGTGGGGAGCGAGCCGCCCCACACATCCGGATTATAGACGATGCGGACCTTGACATAGGCGCAGCCGCGCAGGCGGTGCGCGGCGGTCCACTGGCCACCGGAATTGGCAATGACCTCGGGATCCGCCTCCTGATCCGCCCGGCCCTTGTAGAGCCGGAAGGACAGCATGGAGACGCCGTACTTGTCCGAGAACTCGGGAACGTCCTGCCAGCCCGCCGCATCGAGGTGCATGGAGATGGCGCGGTCGTTGACCCACACCATCTGGAGGCTGTCGATCTCGTGGTCAGCCAGCGCGATGACGAGGGTGATGTTCTCGTTCTGCGGCCCGTCCTTGCAGAAGTAATGCAGGCTGCCGGCCACCAGCCGCTCGCCCAGCACCAGCGTGCGCGGCCGGTCGGAATCGATGGAGAGATCGAGCGTGACCGCGGAGGATGCGGCGCTCGCGCCCTTCTGTTTCTTCCCCAGGGCGCGGGAGAGATAGGAGGCGCCGAGCGCCAGCCCCGCATTCACCAGAAAGGTGCCGGCGGCGCCCATGGCGGACACGGCGCCGCCCACGGCGGTGACGGCCGCGACGATGGGCGTGACGACGGGATCGGCATGCGCCGGCGTCCCCGCGATGACGGCCACCGCGAGGGCCAGAAGCCAGATTGTCAGGGGCATTTCAGACCTTGAAGGCTCGGACCATGCGGATGCGCGGAAGGCGGCCAAGGCCCTGCGGGGCCTTGACGTAGATGAGCGCGCCCACCACCACGCCGCCGCTCTTCGCGCCGTCGTCGCCAATGATGGCGGCAAGGTCGCCGGTGGCGGCGAAGGCGGGCGGGATCTCCGTGAAGCGCTGCGCCAGCGCCTCATGCGGATCGGCGGCGCCGAGGCGGCGCAGCGCGCGCAGGGCGCCGCGCTGGCTGCGATAGGCGGGGCGATCCACGCTCGCGCCGGTGATGGCCTCCACCACGTCGGCAGGGAAGCTCAGGCAGTCGGACGTGCCCCATTCAAACGGCAGCGCGTCATGGCGGGCGATGACGGCGGCGAGGCCATCGTGCCAGTCTGGCAGCCTGTTCATCGGCCCACCGTGATGCGCGTGCTCACCACCTTGTTGGTGAACTCGAACCCCTTGTCGCCGGGAAAGGTGCGCTGCTGGTCGGCGGTGGTGCGCTTGCGATAGGTGGCGCGCTGCAGCTCGCTGGCGCGGCTGACGCACTCGATCACGAGCACCGCCTCCTCGCCGGTCTCGCGGATCTCGTCGCGGTCGATATAGCCGCGGAAGCGCACGTCGATGGTGACGAGGGCCCGCGTCTGCGGATCGTAATAGGCCCGGGCGATCTCCACCTTGGCCCGGTGGAGATTGTAGGCACCGATGGTGGTGAGCACGTCGCTGGAGAGGCCAGACAGGGTGCCAGTCAGCGTCTGCACATCGTTCGAGAGGGCCTGCGGCGGCTCGGTAATCTCGATGAGCGAGCCCGCTCCCGTGAAGGTGACGCCCGGCCAATAGCCGGGGAACTGGGCGGAATAGACATCCGACCAGAAGCCCCATGTGCCTTCCGGCAAGGCGACCACCAGCAGGTCGCGCACCACCAGGCTGTCGCCATCGAGGAGGGCCAGCGTCGCCGCGTCGAATGCCTTGACCATCAGCGCAGCACCTGAATCGCCGAGAAGGAAATGGGTTCGCCGCCGACGGTGCGGCGGCGGGGCTGGGGCAACTCGCCCGTGAGCTTGAAGACGGCATCGGCCGCCTCCAGCTTGACGGTGGCGCCGACGGCGCTCCCGGGCGGGATGTCCGGCTCCACCTGCACGGTGACGCCGCCGCCGGAGGCGGTGACGGTCTCCACCGCCCGGTGCAGGGTGCGGGAGGAACCCCAGGCCCAGGAGAGCATGTCGCCGGCCATGATGCGGTAGCCCAGCGGCAGGCCGGTGAGCGACAGGCTGTAGGCGGAGGCGAGCGAGAGGAAGGCGGTGCCATCGAAGGCGCCGCCCATGGCGCGGGTGACGCCGGCCCAGCCGCTGCCGGGATAGGCGCGCGGCCGGATGCGGGCGGGATCGTAGAGCATGAAGGTGTTCAGCACGCCGCGCAGGCTGTCGAAGAAGGCCTGCATCTCCTCGAACTCGTCCTCATTGAGCTCGGGCGTCTGCCCCTGCACGCTCCAGAGCGTGCGGCCGGTCTCCGCCCCCTGCACCAGACCGCCCCGCGCGCGGGAGGTGACCTGCACGCGCGACGGGGTGAAGACGAGGCTGGAGAGGCCGAGCACCGCGAAGGGATAGGACCGTGGGAAGGTCAGGCTCACGGGTCAACTCCGCTTTTTGCGCTGGAGGGTGTCCCAGACCTGCCCGACGAGAGCGGGCATCTGTTTCTTGTAGGCCTCAAGCTCGGCCCGCATCTGCTCGAGGGCCGCGCTGTCGGCATTGCCCTGGATGGTGATGGTCGGGCCGCCGATGGTGACGGCCGGCATGGGCACATTGGCCTGCTGCGCCGCCCAGGGCGCCATGTAGGCGGCAGCGCCCACATAGCCACCGTCGGCATAGCCCCGGCCCAGGCGGTGCAGGCTTTCCAGCCGGCCGACGCCGAGGCGGGAGGTGGCGTCTGCCGAGAAGACATATTCGCCCCGGTGCACCACGCCGGCGGGCTCATACTTGCCGCCGGCGCCGGTGAAGCCGCCGGTGGCGAAGCCCAGCGGCAGGCCGGTGAGATTTGCGCCGGACCATGCGGAAGAGCCGCTGAACATGCCCAGCAGCCCGCCTAGACCGCCGCCGTTGCCGGACGGAAAGATGCTGGAGAGCGCGGAATCCAGCGCCTTGCTGGCGAGCTGGGAGGCCAGCCGCTTGAGCGCGTTCGACATGGCCTCGGTCGCGGACGTTCCGTTGACGAGGTCATCAATGAAGCCGCCCATGGCGTCCTTGGCCGTCGCCTTGAACTCCTGCATGCGCAGGGTCATGCGCACCATGGCTGCATCGGCGCTGTCGAGGTTTTCGGCAAGTCCGTAGCCCCGCAACGTGGAGGCCACCTGCTGTTCCTGATCGGTGCGTCCAAGCTGCCGGAGGCTGAAATCCATCTCGCTGCGCAGCTGGGTGCGCTGGCGCAACTCGATGGTCTGGGCCAGCTCCACACTCTTCTGCTTCAGGAGGGCCAGCTCGCGCTGATCGACCGCGATGCCGGTCTGTGCCGCCTGCCGGCGGAGATCCGCTTCGGCCTGATAGTTGGCGTTGAGCAGCGCCTGCTCCGAAGCCGTCCGCCCGATCAGCTCCACCTCGTTCCGGGCGGCGAGAATGCCCTCGTCTGCCGTCGCGAGGCGCTGGCGGGCCGCCGCCGACAATTGGGCGTAGAGCTGCGCCTGCTCGGTGAGCGCCGTATTCTCCGCCTGCGCTTTCGCAGTTGCGTCTCCGGCACCCTGCGCCTTGGCATCGAATTCCGCCAGCGCCTGCCGAGCGGCGATGCGCGACGCGTCCGTCGTGGCGTTGATGACCTTCAGTTCCAGCTCGCGACGGCGGCGGAGTTGCTCGGCGACGGGCGCAAGCTTGCCGTCGGCATCGGTAATGGCATCGATCTGGTTGCGGACACCTTCCAGCGCCTGCATCAGCAGGTCCGCATCGGCGCCCGGCTTGTCCATGGCGGCGCGGAGCGTGCCCTGCTGCTTGATCAGATCCTGAAGCTGCGCGAACTGCGGGTTACGGGCACGGGCTGTGGCCGTCGCCTCTTTGACGGCCTCGCCGTCGCCTGCGGCCTTCGCCTTTGCCTCGTCTGCGGCTTTCTGCGTACGATACCGATCGAGCTCCGCCTGTGCCGCCGCTGCATTCGTGGCCGCCACACCCGAGGCGCGTCCGCGCGGACCGGCCAAGGTTCGCTGGGCATCGCGAAGCCGCTTCTCGGCAGCCGCGATCTGTTCATCCAGCGAGGGGCCCTGCGTGGCACTGGCGAGGGCCCGGCCCATGGCCACATAAGCCTGATCTGCGAACGTCGCCACCGACTGCCACGCGCGGCCGAGGAGCGTCAGCCGCTCGGTCGGCGTCGGCAGGCCCTCCGACAGCTTGCGCAGGAGGAGCGCCTGCGCCTCGCTCTTCCGGTTCGTGTCCGCCAGCGTGCGGATGTAATCCAGCGTGGTCTGGTCGAGGAAATTGAGCTTGCGGTCGAGATCCTGCGCGCCCTGGGCGGGATCGGCGAAGGCCTTGGCCAGATCCGCGGCGGCGGGCTCCAGCTCGGTACCCATCACCCGCGCGAAGCTCTTGGTGACGGAGACGAGGCCTGCGAAATTCGAGGTGCCGATCTTGCCGGTCTGAGCGAACGCCACCGTCATGCTGCGCGCATCGGACAGGCTGACGCTGGCAGCCCGCGAGCCCTGCTCGGCGAAGCGCTCCAGATCGGCGGCGGACGCCTGCGTGGACTTGCCTGTGCCTTCAAGGGCGCGGGAGAATTCCTTGGTGGCCGCCGTATAGCTCGACCACGCCGAGACGCCGAGGGCGGCGCCGGCGACGAGCCCGGCGCCCAGCAGGCGGGCCGGGGTGATGAGCCCCGCAATGGTGCCGCCCAGCCCCTTCAGACCGCCGACGAGGCCACCCTGTGCGCCCGAGAGCACCTGATAGACCTGCCCGCCCTGGGTAGCCATCACCTGGAACGGGCTGGAGCCCGAAGCGAGCATGGTGGCGGCATCGTTAAGCTGGAAGGTGAGGTTCTGCACCTCATGGGCCGCCAGCTTGGAGCCGGAAGCGGCGCTGCTGGAGAAATTGTCGTTCGCCTGCTTCGCCACCGTGTAACGGGTGGCGGCAAGCGACAGGAGGCGCGCGTGCTCTTCCTGCGTGAGATTGCCCTGTTGCAGGTTGCGGTCGAGCACCTGCTGCGTCTGCACCAGGCGCTGCTGCGCCCGATATTCGTCATCCACCGCCTTGCGCACACGCTCCAGCGCCGTGGCGCCGGACAGCTGCCGCCTGGCAACCGTATCGGTGACGGTGGCGAGGGCCTCGCCCGAGGAGGCGGCGGCATCCTGCGCCGCCTCCACCTTCCGGATGTCCGCCGCTACCTTGTCGGCGCCGGTGGACACCATCTCGGTCTGGAGCCGGGCAATGGTCTCAAGGGTGGGCATCGGGCCACTCCTTACTTGCCGGGCTGCGGCCGGCGCTTGGCGAGATGAGCGAGATAGGCGGCATCCATGCGCTGGATCAGCACGCGGAAGCGGCGGAAGGCGTCCGGATCGGTGAGGCCGAGCCGGGCGGCGTAGCGCTCGATGGCGGTGAATGGGATGCGGCCGACGCTGGAGAAGCCCGTGCTCCGGTCACCGTCGAGGGACCAGAAGGCCTCCCATTCGAGGGAGAGGTGATCCGGCAGGCTGGGCATGGTGGCCAGCGCAGGCAGAGCGCGGCCGGTGCGCCGCGCCCGCTCGTGCATCCACGTGATCTTGTCGCCCCAATCCAGATGCCAGATCAGGACGTTACAGATTTTTTTCCGTCGATCTCCAGGCTGGCCTCCCCCAGCAGGGCCACATAACGGCTGGCCCAGCTGACCGCCTCGCGCAGGAGCAGCGTCTTGGGGTCGGTGAGCGCCGCGCGGGCATAGACCGGCGTGCAGGGCACCGGCACCTGCGCGGGCTTGCCGTCCGCGTCGGGCTCGCCGTCTTCGGTGATGTTCCAGTCCACCAGCAGGACATGGATCATCACTTCGAGGGCAATGCGCTCGCTCTCGGCATCGCTCAGATTGCGGCGGGCCTCCTCAGGCATTTCCATCAGCAGCTTGCGCCGCAGCAGGTGCGCGGCCGTGCAGTCGGCCCCGCGCACCTTCAGGGCAAGCCCCGGAAGATCCGGAATGGAGCGGACCCACGCGCCATCTTCGACGCGGCCGGTGATGGTCTCGATCTCGGAGAGTTTCATGATGTGCTGCCTGTTGGTGGTGTGAGGGATCGGCCCGCCGTCAGGCGACAGCGCGCGTGATCTGGATCGAGCAGCCAGAGGTGCTGTCCTTGAGGCCACGGATGGGGATGGACACCATCACGTCCTCGGTGTTGCCACCGGTGGTGCGGCTCCCGTCGAGGAACTGCGCCTTGGGAATCCTGAAGGTGTATTTCTTTCCGGAGGCGGCTCCGACGGTGAAGCTGACCTCGGCGATGCCGTGATCCAGCACCTTCTGGTAGAGTTCGCGGCTCTCGAAATAGCACTCGATTGTGCCGGTCACGTCGAGCTGACCGCGCCCCTTGCGCAGGCTGTAGAGCGAGCCGATCACAGGACGGGTGCGCAGGTTACGGCCGACACTGAGCGTGATGCTCTTGATGTCGATGGGATCCGTGATTCCGGTGACGGTGAGCGTGCCCATATCCATGGAGGCGGCGAGCACGGGCTCATCGTTGGCAGCCACATAGGTGGCCCCGGCAATCTCGGCATCGTCGAGGGTTTCCAGTTTGCCCATCAAGTCGAGCGAGCCCGTGATGTCCTCGCGGGAGTTCAGTGACAGCGAGACGCTATTCACCTCCACACCGAGGAAGCGTGAATAGCTGCTCCCGTCGGCCAGATTGACGGTTTCCTCCACGGTGAACGAGTGCTGCACCGTGCCGTTCTTGAGCACGTTATTGGTCCAGGTACCGTGCAGCGCTGCGGCGAAGAAAGCATCGAATGATCCGTAGGACAGCTCGAACGGATAGGAGCCAGCCACGTCGATGCCGACGAGGGTCTCCGCCTTCACCTCGCCGGTCGAATTGATCTCCTTGGACGTGGTGGTGGACTTGTTCGACTTGAGCCCACCACCCGTGACGCGCATCACCTGAAACGCTGGCGTGGCCGGCGTTTCGCCATATGCGGTCTCCGGGACAAAGGCGTAGCGAACCTCGCTTCCACTTGCGGGGCTGGACATGGAAAACTCCTGCGATGTGAGGGTCAGGCGCGGATGTCGGCGTCGTAAGGAATGGCGGTGCTGAGGGCGCACCAGCCGCCGTCCCGGTTGCGGTCATCGAAGACGGCGGGGGACGGCGCATAGGTGCGGACGCCGTCGAAGCGTTTGGCACGGAACAGCGCGCGGAGCTCATCGAGCCAGCCGGTCCATTCCTCTGCGCCCGAGCCGGCCGGCACCATCAGCACCAGGCGGATGGCGCCTTCCTCGCGGAAGATGTTGCTGCCGGGCGAACCGATGGAGGCCTGTGCCTCGCGCGCCATCGGGTATTGCACCACGAGCCACGGATCAGTGCCGCCCGGCGGCTGGGCGTCGGTGTTCGGATGGATGACCGGACAGCGGGACCACTCCGCATCGAGGCGGGCGCGGACGGCCTGCATGACAGACAAGCTCGCCATGGCTCACCTCGTGATGACGATGGCCGGCTGATGGCGCAGCCATTCATCGCGTTGCGCGCCGTTGCGGGCGTGGCCCTTGCTGGACAGCGACGTGCCCTTGGCCCATGCGTCGATGCCGCCGAACAAGGGGTTGCGGTAGCTGAACTTGATGCTCGCGATGTTCCCGAAGCGGCGGGCGGCGAGCGCCGCCACGGCCTCGAACACGCCATCGGGGGCCTGCGGCGACAGCCCGCGTTCGATTTTGCGGGCGTACACTGCCGTGCTCGTAAACACGTATTCCCGCGCCTCCGGAATGCCGGCCATGGGATCAACCACGTCGCCATCGGCGGTGAAGACGAAGGAGCGGACATAGGCGCCGCTGCGCACCGGGGCGTGCTCCAAGAGCGTGGCGGCGATCCACTCGCAGGCCGAGAACAGAAGCGCGAACTCGAAGACGATGACGCCGCCTGGCTTCACCTCCTCCGGCGCCGCGCCCTTGCGCCCGTCCACGAAGGTCTCATGGTCGGGCGTGATGCCGAGGGCCGAACGGTTGACCTCCTGCGCCGCCGCCAGCTGCTGCCGGGCGAAGGCCGCGTGCCGCGCCGACTGCTCCTTCGGCGTCTCGCCCTGCATGGCCCGCAGCACGGCAGCGCGGTCGAAGGGCTTGAAGCGGGTGCGGATGGAGGCCATCAGCCGCGCACCTGCACGTTGATGCGCACCACCTCGTTGGCGATGCGCTCGGGATCGACCGCCTCGATGGCGCGCTCGCGCCCGCCGATGACGATGCGGTCGCCGCGCACCGGCAGATGGTCCGGCGCGCCCCAGCCGGTGGCGCGGATCTGTGTCGGCGAGAGCACGGCCTCGCTGTCGCCCTGCGCGATGCCGCCCACCAGCTCGGCCGGCTCGTAATCGCGCACCCGGGCCCGGACCGTGACATCCTCGGCGGTGCGGGCGGTGCCCTCGCCGGCATAGCGGCGCAGGGTGATGACCGTGCCGTTGCGGGCGAGCGCGCGGTCCAGCATGGCAATGGCGGTGGCGGGGGTCACAGCCACACCCGCAACGGCGCGAGCAGGCGCTGCGCCGTGTCCGAGAGAATCTGGCGGGCCTGCGGCGAGGGCGCGCGCTCCACCGTGCCGACGCCTTCCACCGTCTCGCGCTTGAGGAACAGATCCTCATCGGCGACGAGGCGCAGATCCTGCGCCATGAGCACGAGGGCATACCGCGCGCGGGCCAGCTCCGGCGCCCCCTCGGAATAGCCGGCCACATAGCGCACGCGGATGGCGGACGGGCCCGACGCCACCTCCGGCCGGGCGGCAGCGGGCACCAGCAGAGCGATGCCGTTGACGGTCTCGACGCGGTAAGCCTCCGGGGCAAGCGTCTGGCTCGCGCCGTCCGGATCGTCATAGGTGACGCTGACGATGGAGCGCAGGGGCGGAAACGGCAGCGGCAGCGGGCCGTCGCGATATTCGGGCCTGTTCCGCCCTTCCAGCCGCCACGCGCAGCCGTGGAAGGCATGTTCCAGCGTCTGTTCCCCGAAAGCGCGCCCGATGAGCGAATGGGGCGGATCAATCTCCGCCTGCGCCGTGGCGAGCAGCAGATCAAGCCGGGCGTCCGTCTCGCCGGCCAGTTGCGGCACGAGCGAGCGGGCCTGCGCGGCGGTGAGCAGCGGCGCGGACGGGGTGATGACGGTGGTGGTCATGTCGCCTCCGGAGAGACGCCGGCGCCCGGAGGCGCCGGCGCGGGATCAGGCCGCGCCCTGGAGGGCGAGGCTGGACTTGACCCACACGGCGGCGATGGGCGTGCCGGTGCCGTGGGTGCCGGAGAAGTCCGCGAGCAGCTTGGCGTAGGGCTTGCCGCCCACGTAGCCGAGCTTCTGGATGGTCGCGGCGGCATGCGCGGCGGCAAGCGACCGGATGACGCCGTTGGTGATGGTGGCGGGCGCCAGCGCATCCTTCAGCACGTCGGTGTCCGCGACGGGGGTGAAGGTGGTGCCGTCATCCGAGTGGGTGAGCACGAAATCGATCTTGTTCGTGCCCGAGAAGACGATGCCGCCGGCGCCGATGTGCAGGACGAGGGTGGCCTCGCGCGCCTCGGTGAGATCGGCGATGTCGGGGGTGGTGTCGGCGGCATAGGTGGCGGGGGCAATCGCCTGCACGGGGGCGATGCCCGTGGCGCCGTCGCGCTCCGGGGTCATGGGAAGCTCCAGGGATGAGGGATCGATGAGGGATGCGGGCGGCACCGCCGCCCGCGGTTGGGCGACCGTCAGGCCGCAAACTTGAGGAACTTCACGGCCTCGAAGTTGTTGGCGCCGCCGCCCACGCGCTTGCGGAAGTTGAACTTCACGAAGCCGGGCTCGGTGATGTTGTCGCGGATCACCGTCACGCCGAGGCGATCCACGATGGTGTAGGCCTCGGCAAAGTCGCCGAAGGCGATGGAGAGGGAGTTGGCCGCGATGGCCGGCATGTCCTCGCCCTCGGCGATGCCGTAGCCGAGCAGCGTGGCGGGCTGGCCGATCTGCGCCGAAGGCTGCCAGAGGTAGTTGCCCTGGCCGTCCTTCAGCTTGCGGACCTCGCCCACCGTGGCGCGGGACATGAAGAAGCGGGCGTTGTTGCGGTAGGCCGCCTTCAGCTCGTAGATCAGGTCCAGCAGCGCATCGCCGGGCTCGCTGTCCGCGAAGCCCCCCGCCTTGCCGCTGGCGATGAACTGGAACTTGCCCCAGGCCCGCGCACCGTCGGCCTCCGACACCACCGGATAGGCCAGCAGACCCTTGGGCTTGAGGTTGCCGTCGCCCAGCACGAAGGCCGTGTTCTCCTTGCGCTCGAACTTCGCGGTCGCCTTGTCCGCGAGCCAGGCTTCCTGATCCACGCGGGCATCGTCGAGCAGGCGCTGCGTCACCTTCGGATAGGCGTAGAGCTCGTGGACCTCGATCTGCCACTTTCCGAGCTGAGGCATGCCGGTCTGCTGGCGCGGCTGCTGCTCGCCCACCCAGGAGGCATCGGCCTCGCCATTGTCGATGGGGCCTTCCAGCGCATCGGTGCCGATGGTGACGACGCTGGCGAGCTGCCGCATGGGCGAGCTCTCATAGATCTTCTTGATCATGCGGCCGGTGGTGTCCGGCGTCACCAGATAGCCGCCGGACGGGTCGGAGCCGACGCTCAGGGTCGCCGCCTTCACGTTCGGGTTGCGCAGGTGCTCGTTGAGGCCCGACTTGTACTCGCGCAGCTGCTCGGCCGTGACGGTCTGGCCGGTGATGCGGGAGAACTCCTCCGCCGCCTTCACCTCGCGGTCAGCGCCGCCGCCACCGCCCAGGGCGAGGCGGTTGGCCTTGGCCTCCATCTCGTCGAGGCGCTTCTTCAGTTCGGCCTGCGACTTGTCGAGGGCGGCATTGAGCTTGTCCACCTGCTCGCGGGTGGTCACGTCGGCGGAGCCCTTCTGCTCCACCTCCTTGAGGCGCGCGTCGTTCTTGGTCTTGAACTCCTCGAACGTGCGCATGAAGTCGCCGAGGGCGGTCTTCACCTCCTGGGAGACGGCGGCGTGATCCGCCTCCTTCCGCTCGGGCGCGGGACGCGGCAGGGCGATGGCAGCGGCGCCGGCGAGCACGGCGGCCTTTCGATACATCATGGACATGGTGCTTATCCTCTCAGCCGCGCATGGATTCTGTGGCGCGGCGCAAGGCCATGAGCACGTCTGCCGCCCCGTCACGGGGCGCGGGCTCGGACGGTCCACCGTCACGGCGGATGAGCTTGCGGGCAACGCTCGTCGCGAGCTTCGCCTCACGGTTCGACAGGCCTTCGTCGCGAAAGGCCCGCTCCCACTGGCTGGGGTCGAATTCCTCAATGCCTTTCACGCTCGCCTGCGCCTCCGGCAGCATGGGGAACGTGACAAGGGAGATCTCCCACAGGTCCACCTTCTTCAGGCGTCGGGCGCCGGTGGCGCGGTCGATCTCATGATCCTTGGTCATATAGCCGATGGAGAGGCCCTTCACGGCGCCGGCCTGCATGAGCGCGCGCTTCTCCTCGGCGGCCTTCACGCCGAGCACCAGCTCACCCTTCACCTTCAGGCCCTTCTCATCCTCCACAAGATCGGTCCACACGCCGATGGGCTGGCTGGGATCGTGCTGCCAGAGCATGGGCACGGCGGCCTTGCGGCGGCGAAGGTCGGCGAGAGACGCCTTGAAGGCGCCGGGCATCACGATATCGCCGCCGCGATCCAGCAGGCCGAATACGGAGGCATAGCCCTCCACGGTGCCGGCGGCGGTGTCCAAGCCGTCGGCGAGCTTGAACTCGCAGTCAAAGGCAAGGCGATCCATCAGGCGGGCTCCTTCGGGGCGGGCTGGGCGGCGGCGGTGTTGGTCGGGCCGGGCAGTTGGTCAGCCTCGGGCGAATCGTGCGGGTTCATATCCTCGAGCTTCCGCACATCGTTGGGCGTCATCCAGGCCTTGGTGCCGCCCGAGCCGAGCGCCTTGGCATAGGCTTCGAACCGATCCGCGATGGCGCCGCGCAGCAGGGCGTTCTGCGAGAACTTGCAGAAGGCGGCCCCTCGCTCGGCGATCAGTTTCACGTCTACCGACTGCTCGATGTCCTCGTACCAAGGCGCCAAATCGTGCACCACATGAGCGAGGAACATCTGCTCGGACGACGCATAGCTCGTGTTGCCCTCGGCGTAGCCCACCATGATGGGCATTACGCCGAGGGCACGGCAGACTTCCTCCACCTGCCAGCGGCGCGTTTCCATGGTCTGCGCGTCGGCAGATGTCATCTGCATGGGCGAGAAGCTGGCCTTGCGATCCAGCAGAAACCCGCCCGCAGCTTCGGCCGCCATCTGGGCTGAAATCTGCTTATCCAGCCAGCCGCGCAGCATCTCGTACTGGGCGTCGGTCAGGGTACTGTCTACCGAGAACAGGCCATTCACCCGGCCGCCGGTCTGCTGCACCCGCACCTGCGAGCGTTCCGCAGCCATCGCAAGGCCGATGGCCTCGCGGGCGAGCTTCACGGCAGGGAGGCCCTTCCAGCTGTTCCACGACAGATCGGGCAGGTGCCAGATGGCATCGGCCGGGATCGCCTGCCGCAGACCATCGAGGCCCGTGTACCAATAGACGAGCGAGAGATCGGCGCGCTGCTCCACCTCCACGCGGCCGGGCTCAAGCGGGATCAACTCCTTGATCTGGCCGCCCACGCGGTTAATGAAGGCATAGGCGTTTCCGGCCAGCGTGCGATGCATCACCAGCGTGCGGCGGAACTGAAACGAGGTCTGCCACTCGTTGGGCTGGCGATAGAGCACCCAATATAGCGGATGATCAGGATCGGGATTGCTGCCGCGATGATCCGCCGTCGGCCGATAGACCTTCCAGGGAACCTGCGCCACGCCATTGGCCAGCACGCGGACGCAGGCCAGCACGGTGGTGACCTGCAAGGCGGTGTCGTGCGTGACCGAATGGCCGCCGAGGCTGGTCTCGCCCAGCGAGATGAAGTTGCGCACGGCCTCAATGATGGAAGCCGATTTCACCTCGCGGGAGAACAGACGCGACAGCAGGCCCATCACGCGGTCTCCCAGAACGACTTCGCAGTTGTGGTGCGGACAACCGTGGCGACGCCGATGCTCATGGCGAGAGACACCATGCCGTCGATGCGCCCGGATGCCTTGTCCTTGTCGAACATGCGGTGACCCGTAAGGTTTGATTTGTACACGACCGCGCGCGAGCACATGTTCATGACGCTGTTGGGGAACACCATGATGCGCTCCTCCAGCAGGGCGGCTTCGAGTTTGAGGATGCTGTCGGGCATCCAGAGCGAGATCTGCTCGGCGCCGTCCGGCCGGGCCTCGTCCTCGTCAACGATGCGTCGCTTGAAGCCCTGCGGGTGAACCACGCAGGGCAACTGAAGCTCTTGCAGCGTCAGGTGTTCGGCGAGGTTCTCAAGGCCGTAATCGTCACATCCGATCTGCACCGGATTGTGGATCGAGCAGATCCTTCCCAGGGCCGTGGCCACCCGAGAATAAGAAATGCGCTTCCCCGGAACGGCCTCCATGAGACCTTCCCTGACCCACAGGTCGTAGGGCGCGCGGTCGCGTTTCGACCGCTCCAGCAGCGTGTCCTTCGGGGTCCAGAACCACGTCTTGCTGGCGAACCGCCATTGATCCGGCGAGGCATCCAGCAACCAGGTCAGCGTGAAGGCCGTGAGGTCATTGGCCCGGCTGAGATCGAGCCCGCCGAAGCATGGCACACCGCGCGCGGTCAGTTCTTCCGGGTCGAACTCCTTGACGCAGGCCAGCCAGAGCTTGGACGGGATGGCCGAGGTTTCCGAATCCGTCCACTGGCAGAAATGCAGGCGTCGGACGAGGCCTTCCTTGGAGGGCATACCCTTGGCTTCCGCGACCTGTTCGCGGATGAAAGGCAGATGGATCGAGATGCCCAGGTTCGGGTTCGCCTTGATCCAGCAGGCCTCGTCCTCGAACGGATCGTCATCCTCGTCGAGCGAGGCGATGAAGCCGAACCAGCCGTCGTTCTCGATCTCGCCGGTGACGATCTTCACCGTCATCTCGTGCTCGAACCAGCAGGTGGACTTCTTGTCGAAGCCGCTGTTGGTGATCTCGAAGATCAGGGCTTCCTGATTGCCCTTCGTGCCCGCCCGCAGCATCTCGATGACGCTGTTGTCGCGATGCTCATGCACCTCGTCGATCAGGGCACAGTGCGGGCGGATGCCGGACTTGCCCCGCTTCTCCGCGCTGATAGGCTTGAAGAAGGAGCGCGTGGCCTTGTAGTCGAGCTGATAGATCGGGTTCTCGCCGCGCGCGGTGAGGCGCGCCCGCAAGGGCCGGCTGCGCTCGAACATGGCGCAGGCGTCGCGGAACAGGATGGTGGCCTGATCCAGATCCGTCGCCGCCGAATAGACCTCCGCCTCGAGCTTGCGGAAGGCCGTCAGCATGTAATGGCCGATGCCGGCGGCGAGCGGCGACTTGCCGTTGCCCTTGCCGATCTCGACATAGGCGCGGCGGAAGCGCCGGAAGCCGCCCTTCCGCCAGCCGAACAGCGAGCCGACGATGAAGGCCTGCCAGGGCGAGAGCACGAAGGGCACCGCCCGGCTGCTCACGTCGCCGAACTCGTCCTTCTCCTCCACCGTGACGGTGAGCACGTCGCGGAAGAAGGCGATGGCCCGCTCGGCGCCCGCCAGATCCCACGACAGGCCGCGCGCCTCGCCCTCCGCCAGGTCGCGGAGGTGGCGGGCGCAGGCGGCGCGCACATAAGGCCCGGCCACGCTCTCTCCCGCCGCAACCGCCTGGGCGTATGCGGTGGTCTGGTCGGCGGGCACGGTCATGGGTCAGAAGTAGGCGTTGGCCGGATCGTCGAAGAGATCGCCCTGCCCTTCGACAAGGCCGCGGGCATCCGCCGGCGAGAGGCCGAGCATGGCGACGAGCGAACGCCACTGCCGCCAGCTCTCGTTGATCTGCGCCACCTCGGGCCGCGTCTTGATCTGGGCGCCGTTGCGGCCCTCGATCTCATAAGTCTCGTCGCCGACGCCGGGGAACAGCGCCCGCAGCTCGCGCAGGCGCACCACCACGCGGCAATATTCCAGCACCACATCCGTGAACTGCGGCTTCAGGCGGTTGAGCGTCGGATCGGCGAGCACGGGCGCGATGCGGTCCCACTCTGCGGCGACGGCATCGCTCATACCGGAAGGGCGCAGATCCGCCGCGAGCCGCTGGGCAACCTCCTTGCGCCGCGCCTCGCTTTCGGCAGTCGGCGCGCCATGCAGCGGCACGACATTGCCGGGATCACCTCTACGGCCCTTCATGTTTCACCGCCCCTCCAGTGGGCTTTTTCCTTTCAATTTCGACTTGTTCCGTCCGAAGGCCCCCAACCGGTCTGCGGTCCCATGGGGCGGGCACTTTTGCCCCCCCCCCGCCCTCCGATGAGACAGGCTGCGCGTGGTATGCTTCCGCAATCAGGGAGGGCGGAACATGGTCGAAGCCAGCTTCTATGTGATGCAGCAACAAGGTCGCTGGGGGTACGGCGATGCTGAAGACGGGCGCGGTTTTCGGGCGTCCGACGCGAACACATTTGAAGGCGCTCTATGGTTCACCGAGATCGCCGCAATCAAAGCGCAAGGGACCGGAGCGCATTGGACGATCTACGTTCCGGACACCTCAGGTCGGTACAAAGTCCACAGCACGATGGATGACCAGTTCAAGTCGTAGCCCGACGGGCCGTCACACCGGCCAGCCGTCGGCACCCCAGGTCAGGCTCTCGCGACCGTGCTCCTCGCGCTGTTTGCGGGAGGAGTGGCAGGGGTCGCAGAGCGACTGGAAGGGGCCACGCCAGAAGGCTTCCACGTCATCCCGATGCGGGGTGACGTGGTCGCAGACGGTGGCGGGTGTGACCACGCCTTCCCGCTCGCACATGAGGCAGAGCGGATGGTCGGCCAGCTGTCTGGTGCGGATGCCCTGCCAGCGGGCGGTGCTGTAGAGGCCGCGTGTCTTGCGGTTGGCGCGGCGGTCCGCGTCATAGCCCCGGTTGGCAAGCCGGCGCGACACCGATCCACCTCCACCGGGCATGAAAAAACCCGGCTGACCGAGTGGCCACCGGGTTCGTTTTTATCCGTGACAAGTGATGCACCAAGTTTCTGCCGCAAGTCAAGCGGCGCCTGGATTCTTTTTCCGAGCCTCCGATCACCAGCCACGAAACTGGAGGGTGAGATTCGGCTCACCATCGGGCGCCCACGGCCGCGCAGACAGCGCCGGCGGCAGCACCTCGTGCGCCTCAAGGGAGACGATCAGCATGGTGGCGAGGTGCGAAAGCGCTGCGTGCCAGAGCTGATATTCGGCACGCGCGGCGACGGCCTCGGCCGGATCGGGCACGAGCAACGTCTTGCGGTAGGCGCCGGGGAACGGGCGCTGACGGCGCGTGTCATACCCATCGACCTCGACTTCCAGCCGAACGGGACCGAAGGCCCCGGGCACCTCCTCCACGATCCTGCGGAACCAGCACGGCTTGCCATTGGCCGTCACGAGCTTCGCCTCGGGCGGGTCGAACTCCCACATGGGCGCGCCGCCGCAGATGGCGTGCCGCTGCACCAGGTTGACCACCGGCCGGCGCAGGCGCGTCTGGCCGTCAACTGCCGTGGTGAGGCAGTCCAGCCCGCGCTGGATGGCCGCCGTGCCATCCTCGCCCAGATCGCCCATGTCGCGGATCGGGTTCCAGCCAGCCGGCACGCGGAAGAAGGCCCCTTCCAGCGTGGATACGGCGTGAAAGACGGTCACGGCATCCTGATGCGGGACGCGGGCCGCGCCCGTGGGCGAGAGGCCGTAGATGTTGCGCACGTCCGTGCCAGAGACGCGGGTGAGCAGTTCGCGGAACATGCTCATGCTGGCCCAGCCTGCGCGCGGCGCGGCCGGGCCGACGCGGTCCACCTCGCCGTTCGGCAGTTCATCCACATACGCCCAGCGCAGTAGCGCCTCGATCCCGATGGTCTTCATACGCTCGCCTCCGTTTGCGAGGGTTGCGAGGGTATGGGTCCGGAAACCGCAAACCCTCGCACGAGTTTTGTTCGTGAATATTCAACGTGTTGCTTTGTCTGTTGCGAGGGTTGCGAGGGTTGCGAGGGTTTTTCTTGAGTACGTAAGGAAAAAATCACCCCGTAACCCCGCTGCATATACACACGTGCGCGCAAACCCTCGCAACCCTCGCAAACCCTTCATTTGCAAGGGCTCAACCCACGCAAAGACCCTCGCAGAACCCTCGCAACCCTCGCAGGGCGGCGCGAGCGAGGGTTTCAGTCCGCATCGGCATACGGCGGCGGGGGGCTGCGGGGCGCGTCAGGCCGCATGGGCACATCGTGCAGGCGGCAGTGGAGATAGCGCCGCACGCGCTCCTTGGTCTTGGTGAACCCCTTGTTGGGCATGGCGAGCCCGAAGGCCGTCTCCTGCCATGGCTTCTTCGCGTTGGCGAGGCACCACGACACGAAGGCCTCATACATCTCGCGCGCCGTGACGGAGCTATTCGCCACCTCCGCCGTCCGCTCCACACAATCGGCGATGAAGGCCCCTATGGGGTCCATCTCCTCGCGATACTCGGCTGTTGCGTCGGCGATCTCCGCCGGCGTGTGCAGGCCCTCCGCGAGGAAGGTGCAGGCGCCCTGAAGCAGCCAGTTGAGGATGCCGGACCGCTCCGCTGCGAACTCACCCAGCACCTCTGTCATCTCCCGTTGTTCTCCGTCGGGGATGGTGACCTCCCAGGGCACGAGGCGCATGCGGCGCCAGATGCCGTGGTCAATTCCGCCGATTCTCGGACGGTCGTTGCCGCTCATCACGGCCTTGAATGTCGGAGTGAAGTCAAAGAAGCCTTTATTGAGATGACGAACACTCATCGGCTCGCCGCCGGTGAGCCCTTTCACGAGGGCCTCCTTCAGCGGTTCGCCCCTCGGCAGCTCGGAGATGCGCACCAGGCGCGCGCCGGGCAAGCGCGCCAGATCCGGCGTAGCCTGATCGCCGCGCCGCTGCCCCTGCCCCGTGAGGCTTTCCGCAGACAGCGTCTGCGCATAGCCGCCCATCAGATCGCACATCACGTTGATGAACGTGCTCTTGCCGTTGGCCCCGCTGCCATAGTGAAAGGCGAGCGCCTGCACGGTGCGGCCCGTGAGCGCGAGGCCGTGGAACACCTGTAGCCACAGACGGATGGCCTCCTTGGGCTGCATGCGGCGCATGAAGGCATCAAACTTGGGACAGGTGGCAGCGGGATCGTAGTCCACCGGCATCAGCTTAGTGACCATTTGCTCGCGCGCGTGCGGCTCGAACCGCACGCTTACGTTCCAACGGGCCGCGTCAGGGTCGGGGCATTCAGGATCGGGCTCGCGCACGAAGCGCAGCGCGCCATTGCGCACAGCCACCAGCAGCGGATCGGCATCGAAGGCCTCCGGCGAGACGGTGCGGTAAGGCTCGGCCTGCTGGATCATCGCGACGGTGCGCGCCCGGTTGCCCGAGCTGATACCGAACTTGCGGCGCGCCGCCTGCCGCTTGGCAAACTCCTCCGGCTCCTCATGCCCGGCGCGGCGCAGCTCGCGCGCTTCCAGAACGATGCGGCCAGCGGTCCAGTGGGCCCGCTGCTCCACAGCAGTCCGCCCGGCCTCCACATCCCAATGCGTGCCGGTCCAGACGTGCCAGCCCAGCTCCCTACCGAACACCAGATCCTTGCCGAAATGCGCAAGGAGACGGTTCGCGTTGCCGATGTCGTTCAGCGGCTGGAGCGCGCATTCCCGCACGATCTCAAAATCAGGGTCCGGTCCGGCGGAGAAAACGTCATCCTCGCCGGGGTCCACGTCCGGATCATCATCCGCACGGCGCGGGTCGCCATAATCGCCCGCAGGGGGCTGCGGGGCGCCAATGGCCTGCTGCATGATGGCCGCGACCGCCGCAGCCCCGCGCGGGATTGGAAGCGCGCTCTCGTTCGGGTGCGTCGTCATTCCTCAATCTCGCAAAATGGTGTATTGTAATACACATTCGCTCTTGACGCACCCGTCGCGTGGTGTATAACTATACATACAAAGACGGACACGAAAGGAGAACGGATGGAACCACTGAAGGCCCACGAGGTGCGGCGCAGGCTTGAGCGGGAAGGCTGGATCGAGGAGCGGGCGAACAAGCACCACACCTTCAGCCACCCGGAAAAGCCGGGGGTCGCGATCGTGGTCCCCAAAGGCCGCAACCCACTCTCGCCGGGCGTCATGCGCCAGATCGCGAAAGTGGCAGGCTGGAAGTGGCCGCCCCGATAATCGGGGCGGTTTCCATCCGCCTCCGATTCCTGAATGGAGACGTAAATCAGATGACCCACTACGCCGCTTTGATCGACAAGGCCGCTGACGGCAGTTTCGGCGTGACCTTCCCCGATGCCCCCGGATGCACCTCCACCGGCGCGACCCTTGAGGAGGCGGCAGCCAATGCCGTCGAGGCCCTGCGCGACTGGATCGAGGTTCTGGAGGGCAAGGGCACTCCGCTCGCCGCGCCCCGCTCCCTCGACGCCATCACCGCCGATCCTGAGGTGAAGGCGGATCTCTCCGCCGGCGCCATTCTGGTGGCGGTTCCTGTCGTGGCTCGGCGCGGCCGCACCGTGCGCGTGCAGGTGACCATGGACGAGGGCACGCTTGCCGCCATCGATGCGGCGGCGGCACGCTCGGGCGAAACCCGCTCGGGTTTCCTCGCCCGCAGCGCGCTGGACGCGATCATGCGCCCCTGACACCCGATGGCGCCCGGCCGAGTGCTGGGCGCCGGTCACTCTGCCGCCCCCGCACGCACGGCGGCAGGGGAGCTCCACGCGATGCCGAGACGATCAAGGACATGGGCCGAAGCGCGCGCCAAAGCGCTAAAGCAGTTGGCGGAGATGACCGACGCGGAAGACGCCGCCATCACTGCCATGGCGGCGGCCGATCCAGATAGCCCTCCGCTCACCGATGAGGGCTTCGCCCGCATGCGCCCGTCCGCCGAGGAGGAGCCGGAGTTCACCGTGGAAGCGCCCGGTGCGCGCGGGACATAGGAGGCGCTGATCGAGGTCATGCCGGTCATCCGGCTTTTGCAGCACGTGCCGACGCCCTTCACCGCAATCGTCCACGGCAGGCAGATGTTTATCGATGAGCCGTCGTGCAAGCTTCGCGCAATGCCGCCAGCGCACCCGTCACGATCAGCCAGATCCTCTGGCCGATCGTGAAATTGCGTTAGATGGTGGTTTTCCGAATGTCCGATAGACTGAACAAGCGACTCCGGCAGCTTAGGCGAGCCCGCATTTTGGGATTCATTCTGTACGCTCTTCTGCTGGTCTTCACATTTGGGTTTCTGGTCGCAGGTGGGCAAGACCCAGCGAACTACACCCACGCCGCCAGCCTCGGTGCCGCAGCTTTGGCCGTAATGGGCGTAAACGGGACCCTGGAAGCTATGGCCTTGTCGGTCGAAATGAAGCTGGGCGAGCTTGAAAGCACGAGGCCGGAACAAAGCCTGGCGGAACTGTTCGACAAGTTCACGCGTGACCTGCATCACATGGAAGCGGAACGGGTCCGAATGATACGCGCTCTCGAGCGCAAGGCTGAATAACGAAGCAACTCCGCCCCCCACTGGGTCCTCGTGGCGGCGTGCGATCGGCGCCGCCACGTCGCTCACGAAGCCAAAGCTGGCGATGTCCATCCGCCGCCCTATTCCGCCGCGCATGGCAGCCCCTCCCTCCAATCGAACCAGCGGATTTCAGCCGCGCCGCAGTGAGCGCGCTCCCAGACGAACCAGGCGAAGGCGATGGCCGACCCTGTCTTCGGCCCATCCCAGCCGTTGCGGTGCATCATCGGGAGCCGCCGCGAGCTCACATGAACACGCGCCAGCGCTCCCGCCTCGAACCACGGCTTGCGCTCGGCCCCCTCCAAGAAGGCCAGCCGAAGCAACATCGCGACGTAGGGCGCGACATCGAGCGCACGATCAACGAAGGCCTGTGCCAGCTTGAAGGGCGGATTCGTCACGATGCCCTCGACGCCTGCAGGGACAGGGAACGGCATGAGGAAATCTTCCCCGGCCCTGCTGTCGGGACATCCTCTGTCCACGAGATCAGTCGCAATCACCCGATGGCCGGCGGCACGGAGCGGCAGGACAATCGCCCCGTCGCCGCAAGCCGGTTCCCAGATGACGCCCGGTATCCGGCCCGCTTCAGCTCGAAGGAACGCAGCCACGGCCTCGGGTGGCGAGGCATAGAAATCATCGCCACGCACCGACAGAGCCGAACAGGTCTCCTTACCCGCCTTGCCGCTCATTCCGCCGCCTCCATCAGCATGTCGTTGAAATCGAGCCCTTCGGGGGGCCAGGCGACGGTGACGAACCGGCCCGGTGCCGCGTGGCGCGCCTGCGCGCGCTCCATGGCGCAGCGGGTGGCGAAAGGATCGCTGTCCCCGTCCGCCAGAAGCGTCAGATGGGTGACGGTGTCCGGCACGAACATGGCCGGGCTCTCCATGTCCGGCTGGGGGCCGGGCACGCGCTGGGCCCGCGTGCGGCCGAGGCTGTCGGTTCGCTTCAGGGTCGGGTGCGGCACGGTCTCGGTCGCCTTGCCGGTGAGATTGCCGAGCGAGATGCCAACGGCGAACTCGCAATCGGCATGGATGCCGGAGGTGGTCAGCAGCGCCGTGCGCGCCGCCGCCACCGTCTCGATCCCCTCCCCCGCGACGGACCGGCGCGGCGTGCCGCTTGCCGCCGGCGCCAGCAGGATGCGCCCGCCCTTCATGGAGCCGCGCACCTTCTTCGCCGGCAGCAGTTCGCCGGTCTCGGGATCGGCGATCACCGCCTTGCCCTTGGGCTGGGCGAGATCGAGCCAGGTGCAATGCAGGCCCCGGAAGACGCCCTCCGCATCCGTGATGGCCGCGAGCATGGCCGGGCCGCGATGGACGAGGCGCGGCACCTTGCGCGCCCGGTCATCCTCGACCTCGCCGTTGAAATAGGGCGCGTCGGGCAGGAAGCGCAGCGCCTTGCAGGGCTCCGGCAGGGCGAGGCCGCGCCGCGCGAAATAGCCCGCCAGCATGGGCGCGGCGTGCGCGGGCTGCGCCTTCAGCCACTGTTCGTGGAAGAGGTGCCGCCGCTCGCGCTCGCGATAATCTGCCGCCTGCGCCTCGCGCTTCGCCTCGGCCGCGCGACGCTCCTCCGCCCGCCGGGCCAACTCCTCCGGCGAGAGGCGCGTGCCCTCGCCGCGCGGCGCCTTGCGGCCGGTGAGCGTCTCGCACGCGCCGAGGAAGTCGGCCCCGTCGAGATACTGCACCAGCGCAATGGCATCGCCGCCCCGGCCGGAGCCCCGGCAGATCCAGATGTCCTTGCGCGCATGGACGCCGAAGCGGTCCGTGCCGCCGCACACCGGGCACGGGCCCACATGCTCGGTGCCCGCCCGCCGCAGCTTGATGCCACGGCGATCCAGCACGGCAAGGCAGGAGACATCCCGCGCCGCCTTCACCCAGGCATCAAAATCTGGATCGCGCGGGCCGCTCATGCCGCCCTCCGCATTTCGCGCCGGAGCACCTCGCTCTCGCGCTCGCTCCACACCCGCCCGTTGGCGGCCTTGCCGGCCAGCGCATCCGCGAGGCGCTCCGGCGAGAGGCACAGCAGCCGCGCGATCTCGCTCGGCTGATAGCCGCGCGCCGCCATGCGCCGCGCCGCGACGGCGCGACGGCGGTAGCGACTCGACAGACGGATGATGACGGGCGGGCGGCGCATGCTCAGGCCGCCACGATCTGCGGAGCGCCGCACTGACGTGCCAGCTCCTGGGCGAGGCAGTAGACCAGATCGCCGCTGACGACGCACAGGTCACGGATTCCAGCACCGTCGATGCGCATCGGCGCCGGCCTTTCACCCAACCGCGAAAAGAGACGCTCCCGCCCAGATGCCCTCTCGATGACGGCATAGGGATGTGAATGGCAGAAGCGGATGGCATGCACCCTGCGAGCCTGACCCACATCGCCAAGGACTGCGGCCAGAACGTCCGAGAGCCGATCCCCGTCAGCCCAACCCATCTCCCGCATAGCGCCAAAATCAACCACGGCCCGAGCCGCGTCAGTTGCCCTCACGCTTCCGCCCACGCCAATGAGGGCAGCAGCCAGATGGTGGGCCTGAAGTCGAGGCGCATGACGGCCACGGCCTGCCAGCGGCAGCGCGCCGCTTCCGCGCAGCCTGCGAAAGCGGATGTCGAGGTCCGCTGTGGTGCGGCCGGAGATCTCCGGAAGCAGCCGTTCAAGATCGCGGGCGATCATCGTCAGCCCGCCCGGAAGCTGCGCACGTTGTCAGCCGCCCCGGCCGGGCCCGTGGCCTTCACGGCGGCGAGGCCGGCGCGAAAGGTGCGCAGTGAGGTTTCCTGCTCCGCTGCCGCACGATCCAGCTGCTCCGCCTCGGCAGGCGTGATGGTCATGTCTTCCAGGGCGCGGGCCATGAGCGTGGCCATCTCGGCGCTCTTGCGCAGCACCTCGGCGTGGCGGTCCAGCAGGCTGGAGGCGGTCTGCGCGGAGGCCTCATCCGTGAGCCGCCGACCGTGAAACTCCGCCATCACCGTGGTGACGAGCGGAACCCCGCAATCCGCCTCCAGCGCGATGGCCGAGGCGAGGTCGATCAGGTCCGGCGCCGTCACCGTTTGCCAGCGGGACACTTCGGTCTTGCTGGTGCTCGCCAGCTCGCCGGCGCGCATGACGCCGCCGCAGAGCTTCACCAGATCGCGCGTGGCCGACTTGATCTGATGAAACCATTGTTCCGAAACCGCGCGACTGTCCATCTATACTCTCCTGTCAAAAGGCAACAGCTTTCCCAAGTTGGGAAAACGCGCCGCGTTTTCCCGAACCGGGAATACTTTTCATGTGCTTTATTGGCGGTGTTCAGATCACGGCGGATGAGTCGCCGGGATGGCCTTGAAGAGATGGGGGCGGGGCGCAGCTAACACCCCGCACCCGCCAGCCCCCGTGCGGGAGACGCACACGGAGACGGATATGGAATTCGACTTCATGCTCGCCAAAGACCTGCTCACCGCAGCCGGGATCGCCACCGGGATAGGGCTCGGCCTCTGGAGCCGATGGGACATCATGGCCGAAGCCCGCCGGCGGAAAGAAAAGGAAGCACCGAGGGTCGAGGCCCAGATGGGCAGGGAGGAGAATGGTTGGCGAATGGTGCTGATCACCATTACTCCACGCGACGACGAGCCATTCGAGGTTACGCATGTGAAGATCGGGAACGGTCTGCGCATTGCTCCCTCCACCTATCGCAAGGAACAGCGCGAGAGACTGCGCAGAGGATCGAGCTTCTGGGAGACCGAGGGATATGTTGACGTGCGCACAGTCTCGGTCCCCGTGCCCGATCCAGAGGCCAGTGCGTCTTCGGTCGAGATCGGATCAGCCGTGCGTGGCAAGTCGCCAAGGCTCGTGCTGTGGATCTCCGGCGAGGCCCTCTCGAAGAACCCATCAATGGAGCCGCGGATCAGCATCAAGTGCCGCTCGATGTCCAACAGCAGAAGATACTTCTTGGTCAGAGCAGCAATCAGAATGCCGAGAGTGGCGGATTGAACGATCACGAGGACTTCCAACGCATACTTCATGCCGCCTCCTCGCGTGCCGCGTCGGGCAGCTCCGGCTTGAACGGAATGAAATCGTTGGGAGTAACCCTGCCTCCTGTCACAGCCTGAATGCGGGCCATCACCGCAGGGCGTGGAACACGTGAGCCGTTTGCATAACGGCTGACCGTTGCCTGCGTCGTTTGGATCTTTCGACCGAACTCCGCGTGGGTGAGCTGCGCTTCGGTAAGGAAGTCAGAGAGAGTCATGCCATGACTAATACCATATTGGTTTCACCACGCAATACCGCATTGGTGTTGGAATGTGCAAGGGACGGGCATTACCAATTCGGTATGAACCCGCTGCGCTTTCACCGCGAACGCCTGAAGCTGAGCCAAGCGGCATTGGCGAAGCTTGCCAACACGTCGCAGCCTCAAATCGACAGGCTGGAAAAGGGGCAGCGCTCGCTCACGAAGCAATGGGCCCTACGTCTGGCACCAATCTTTGGCGTTGACCCATCCGATTTGATGTTCGCGGAGGATGCCAGGCACCTCGAATCCGAGGAGGCAGCTGCGATCATCGAGACCGCCCCTCCGCCTATCGATGAGATGACGATTGGAAGTGAAACAGGAAGGCGCGGGATACCTGATGACGCCTCGGCCCAGATCGACGTCACGGCAGGAATGGGCGGCGGCGGGTTGACCATCGTGTCGGATGGCGTGCCGGGCCGCAGCGGGATGACGTTCTCCGCTGAGCACGTCCGTGACTATTGGCGGCTGCCTCACGATGTAACGGCTGCCCTCGGTCTAAAGGCCGCCGACGTCATCGTCATTCCCGTCCAAGGGGACAGCATGGAGGCCACCCTTTCCGAAGGCGACTTCGTGTTCGTTGACACGCGTCATCGTCTTCCGTCGCCTGACGGTCTCTATTGTTTGACCGACGATTTCGGCGGCTTAGTCGTGAAGCGGCTGGAGATTTCCTCTCATCCCCGCGACGAGGAAATCACCGTGCGGATTATCTCAGACAATTCCCGCCATGCCCCTAAAGAGCGGGCCCTCTCCGACATTCAGATCATTGGCCGCGTCGTGCGGAAATTCGGGGTAGTAGGCTGATCGGCGCGCGGCTAGGCGCCACGGTATCATTTGACCTGAGACGATGCATTCAGAGTAGACCCGAATTTCGCCAGTGATTCAGCGCCGCATTTCATGATTATTGGTCACATGAAATCTCTGCCCGAGGCGCAAGATGCCAAAATCAACAATGAAATCACAAAATGGCAACTCCTGCGGTGCCCATTGTGCCGCGCTAGCAATCTCCGAGTTGACCGGAAATGCAATTTTTACGGATGAGGCGATTGTTGAAGGCATTCTCTGGAACTCCATTATCTTCAGAGCAAGCCATGACCCGATGACAATATTAATGGCCAATAACAAATACACCGACCCGAGAAGGGTCGTTACTTATATCAACAATAAATCTCTTCCCATCAAGGCAGAGCTCATTCTTGATACCGTTTCGCAGGCAGCTGCAAATAATTTCCTCAATCAAACCGATCAACAGAAAGTAGATGCATGTCTAAATGTCTTGGCCGGAGAGTACAAGACAGCCACATTGAACATCGATGAGGGAAAATATTATAGCTGCACATACTATCATTTTCATTCACGAATCCCGTCTAAAAATACGTTCGCTTTGTTTCACAACATTTTGGTTACTAAACATAAAGGCGCTGAATATTATTACAACTCCAACGAAAATAGCCCGGCATGGATTCCGGTTGCGGCGGGCGGCTGGAAGCGGCTCGACGGACAGAACAACAGAACAAACAGCTATGTTTTTAGCGGGCTAGCAGTCGTCGTGGCTCCGTCCTAATGGCGAGGCGCTAGCGGCATCGGCCTCCCGTATGCCATTTTGGTGTTGACCGTTAAAACCAAATCGGTATTGACTGTGCTCCATCACTCCAGATGGGGCACCCCATGCACATCCATCCGTCCGTTCCCCGGCTCGGCTTCGGGCCGCGCGATATCGTGCGCTGCATCGAGACCGCCGGCCTGCCCGATGCGCCCCTGACGCGCGGCCACATCTACACGGTGAAGGCCGTCGAAGGCCTCGACACCATCGAGCCCGCGAAGCTCGCGGTCTCGCCCATCGTTCACCTCGAGGGCATTCCCGGCGCCTTCGCCCCCTTCCGCTTCAAGCTCCAGGCGCACGGCATCCAGCCGTCCGGGGCCGACCCCGTCGCCATCCGCATGGCACGGGTGATGCGCCGCCACGAGGCCGAGACCGGCGCCTGCACGGCGGATGATCTCGCCCGCGCCGGCTTCACCTCGGCGCAGATCCTCGAATACGCGGACGAGGCCCGCGGCCTTGCCGGAGCCCCCTCCGAACTGGCGGCGGCCTGATCCATGGCGATGCTGCTCGCCCTGCCTCCGCGCTCGCCCGCGCTCGACACCAGCGCCACCCTTGTGTGGAGCGCCTCGACCGCGCTCCTCGCCGCCGTGCGCGCGGGAGACCGGCGGCAGGCTGAAGAGCTGGGCACGCTGCTCATCAACACCCGCGAGGATCGGCGCTGCACGCCAGCCCGCGCCCGCCTCATCACCAGCACCATGGAGATCGCGCTGCGCGCCTTCGGCGGCACCGCGCCCACCTTCGCCCCCGTACAGCCCGACGACGGGGAGGTGGCATGAGCGCCCACGCCTGGATCCAGACCAGCCGCAGCGAGGTGTTCGATCTGCTGAGCCCGCGCGCGTCAGATATCGACCTCCTGGGTGAGGTGCCCGAGGTGCTGGCGCGCACGCCGCGTTTCAACGGGCATGTGCGGGCCGGGCCCTACAGCGTGGCGCAGCATAGCGTCCTCGGGGCGAAGGCGATCTTGGACGATCCGGTGGAGGTGCGGCGCGGCGCGGTGACGCTCGCCCGCGCCTTCATCCTGCACGATGTGCATGAATTCGCCGTCGGCGATATCGCCACGCCGGTGGTGGAGGCGTTGGCCTTCTGGTGTGGGTGCGCCACGACGGTGGCGCTGCCGCCCGAAAGCGGCGTTGAGCCGGCGGAGCTCGGCCGCACCATCCTCAAGACCGGGCTGCATGCGCTGAAATCCAACATTGACCGCGCGGTGCACGAGGCCGCCGGCATGAGCTGGCCGCTCGATCAGGAGATCGCCGACCGCGTGAAGGTGTGGGATCTGCGGATGCTGGCCAGCGAACGCCGCCAGCTACTCGGCCCGGCGCCCAAGCCCTGGCACCCGGCAGTGGAGCGCGCCGAACCCGCCCCCATCAAGGGCCGCATCAAGGTCCAGCCGTGGCCGGAGGCGGCTGACGACTTCCGCAAGCTTCTCCTCCGGCTTTTCCCCCACCTCCAGAAGGAGCCCGCATGACCACGCCGCGCATCATCCGCAGCTTCACACAGGCGCTCGGGCTTCTCGCCCGTGGCCGGTTTGAGCAGCGGTGCAACGACGATCTCTCCCGCGCCATCCAGGCGCTGGAGGAGCACCCCGAAGAGAAGGCAAAGGCCACCGTCACCGTGACGCTGGAACTCACCAAGCTCGCTGACCGCATCGACGTGAAGCCCACCAGCAAGGTGAAACTGCCGGAGGAGAAGGGCCATCCCTCCACCGCCTTCTGGCCGATGGAAGGCGGGCTGTCCGTCCAGCACCCAAGCCAGGCGGACATGTTCGCCGGCCCGCGCGACGCCGCCGAGCGCCACAGCGCCTGATCTCCCCTCCCACCCCCGAGAGAGCCGACCATGTCGCATTCCGATTCCTATGACGCCGAGGCCTTGAACCTCGTCGCCGGCCTTGGACGTGACGCCAGCAAGCCGGAACTGATCATGCTGCCTACCAAGGGGCTGAAGCCCGGCCTGCCGGAGCATGTGCCCGTCCTGTTCGACCGCGTGAAGCACGAGGTCATTCCCGTGCTCGAACACATCGAGGCCGCTCGCCCGCCCATGGAGCGCAAGGGCACCGCGAAGGTGGAGACGCTCGCGTCGTTCATCGCGCTGGTGAACCGGCACAAGGATGACAACTGCGTCATCTTCGCCGCCACCTCCTGGCCCAGCCCCAGGCTCACGGCGGTGCTGAACTATCACACGGCGGCCGGCGAGGCCCGGTGGAGCAACCACCGGGTGGAATATGCCTTCCCGCTGACGGACGAGTTCAAGGCGTGGGTTGGGAGCAACGGCAAGGAGTTCGATCAGGTGGGCTTTGCCGCCTTCCTCGAGAACCACGCCGCGGAACTGGCCACGCCGCTGCCCGGCGAGATCGCCGAGTTCGAGCGCCTGTTCAAGGAGCGCTTCGCCAATCCCAACGAACTCATCGACCTCTCGCGCTCGCTCGAAGTGTTCCAGAGCGCGAAGGTGAAGCAGGGCGTGCGCCTCCAGACGGGCGAGCGGCAGGTGATCTTCACCACCGAGCACACCAATGCGGCCGGCGAGCCGGTGGATATCCCCGGCATCTTCATGGTGTCCGTCGCCCCCTTCGTGAGCGGCGACGCGGAGGCGCAGACCGTGCGTATCCCGGCCCGCATCCGCTACCGGATCAAGGGCGGCGAGATTGCGTGGTTCTATCAGCTCTATCGCTGGGAATTCTGGCTGCGCGAGCGTGTGCAGGGCGATCTCGCCATCGCCGCCAAGGAAACCGGCCTGCCCGCCTATGAGGGTGCGCCGGAAACCGGGGCCTGACCCATGGCATCGGCCGCGCATCTTGAGGCCCAGCGCCGCGAGATGATCGCGGCCCTCGCCGCCGCCACACGGCGGCACGACGCGCGCAGGCGGCTCTCCCACCGCTTGCGCTCCATCACCTGCGACATCCTCCGGGCCGACCTTCGCCGCGCGCCGCAAGCGCTCCGCCGCCACCACGCCCGACCTTTTCACCCACGCGGAGGCCTGCCGGCCATGAAACTCACCCTTGCCCGTGATGCGCTCGCCGGCGCGCTGGCGCAGATCACCCGCATCGTCGAGCGGCGCAACACCATCCCCATCCTTGGCAACGTGCTTCTGCGCGCGGCCGATTCCCGCCTCTCTCTCACGGGCACGGATCTGGACGTGGAGGTCGCCACCTCCATTGCCTGCGATGTGGTGCGGCCCGGCGCCGCCACCGTGCAGGCCACGGCGCTGCACGACATCGCGAAGAAGCTCGCGGGCAGCGAAGTGGCGCTGGAAGTGACGGACGAGAGCACCCAGCCCCTCGTCATCCGCAGCGGGCGCAGCCGCTTCAAGTTGCCGACCCTGCCGGATGCGGACTTCCCGTCGCTCGCCGCGCCGGAGGCGGATGTCATCAGCGTGCCGGCCAAGGCACTCGCGGGCCTGATCGACCAGGTGAGCTTCGCCATCTCCACCGAGGAGACGCGCTATTACCTGAACGGCATCTATCTCCACATCACCCAGGTGGACGGCACGCCCTGGCTGACGGGCGTGGCCACCGACGGCCACCGGCTGGCCCAGCGCCGCCTTGCCGCACCCGAAGGCCATGAGCGCTGGCCCGAGCCCGGCATCATCGTGCCCCGCAAGGCGGTGGCGGAACTCGCCAAGCTGCTGCCTACCGTTGGCGACGGCCCGGCCCGCCTCGTGGTGAGCCCCACCAAGCTTCAGGTGCAGATGGGCGATACCCGCCTCGTCACCAAGCTGGTGGACGGCACCTATCCGGACTATTCGCGCGTCATTCCCGCGCCCGGCGCGGCCACGCGCGTGACCATGGACCGCAAGGATCTCATCGCGGCCACGGCCCGCGTGACGACAGTTTCCAGCGACCGCGGCCGGGCCGTGAAGTTCTCGTTCGAGGAGGAGGCCAGCAGGGCGGTGCTGTCCGTCACCAATCCCGACGCCGGCGCGGCGACGGACGAGATCGAGACCACGCACGCCGGCCCGCCGCTCCAGATTGGCTTCAATGGCGCCTATGTGGGCGACGTAGCCGGCGCCCTCTCCACCGACACCATCACACTGGAGATGGCCGACCCCGGCGCTCCCGCACGCATCATCGCTGAAGGCGACGTCACCGCCGTCTTCGTACTCATGCCCATGCGCGTATAGGGGGGCGAACATGAGCCTAGGCCCCTCCGGCCGCCTGCCCCCCAAAGCGCCACAGGTTCGCTTTTCCGTCGAACCCGCTGACGTGCCGCCGGAGAAGGCCGCGCGGCGGATGCACCTCACCCTCGCGCAGTTCGAGGCCGTGAAGGATCGCCTGTTCCTGCGTGGCTTCCCACGGCCGGACATCGACACCGGCATGTATGACCTTGAGGCCATTGACGCCTGGCGCCGCCGCCGGCACGCCGCGCTCTACGATTTGACGCGCGAGCTGAAACCGGAGCAGGCTCCCGAAACCCGGAGCCTGGGAGATCGCCTGCGTGAGGCCAAGGAGCACCGGCGGCATGGTTGAGCTGCCGCGCTATGTGAAGCCGCAGCGCAAGCCGAACGGCCGCGTCTTCTACTATTACGAACGCCACCGGGGCACGCCGCGCGCCCTGCCCCGCGTGCCCCTGCTCGCCCAGCCGCAGGATCCGCTGTTCTGGCTGCGGTGCGACCTCTGCACCATGCTGGACGCGGAAGCCGCCGGCGACGGCTGGGCATGGCGCTGGCGGGCGCCCTCGGGCAAGTCTTATCCCCTGCCCTCGCCGCGCGAGCCGGATGTCTTCTGGGCTGCCATCGAGGCTGCCATCACAACGGACGAGGCCGCCACCAACGGGCACGCACGCACGTTCGTGGCGCTGATTGATCTCTACCGGGCGCACGCGGCCTATCTCGATCTCAAGCCATCGAGCCGCAGCGCCTATGACCGCTATCTGGATCAGATCGCCGCACGCTGGCGCAGTCTGCCCGTGCAGGCCCTCACCACCATCGAGGCACAGGCCGCCATCGACGCCCAGCAGGAGACGCCGCGCGCCGCGGAATTCTTCCGCATGGTGCTGTGCCGGCTGATCGACTTCGGCATTCCGCGCGGCTTCAGCGAAACGAACGTTGCCGAGAAAACGGAGAAGATCCGCTACAAGTCCGAGCCCTACAAGCCATGGCCGGATTGGGCATTCGAGCTTTTCTTCGAGCACGCGCGCGTGGGGCTGCACCTGCCCGTCTATTCGGCGATCTACACCGGCCAGCGCTCGGTGGACGTGGTACCCATGGTTCGGCCCAAGCGCGATGCCGGCGCCATCGAGTTGGTGGCGCGCAAGACCGGCGCCAACGTGTTCGTGCCGATCCATTCCGACTATCGCCAGGTGCTGGACGTGACCCACGTGGATCACGTGCGCCTTCACCTGCGTGAGGACGGTGCCGCATGGGCGCTGCCGGCCTATCGCACCGCGTGGCAGCGCGAGATGAGCTTCGGGCAGCCCATTGCCAAGACCGTTGACGAGGCCGCCGCCGAGCGGGCCGAGAACCCCGCCAAGGCCGCCGCCATGGAGCGCCTGCGGCACACGGGCCTCGTCTTTCACGGCTTCCGGAAGAACGCCGTGAACATGCTGCTGGAGGTGGGCTGCACCGAGGCCGAGGTGTCATCCATCGTCGAGATGACCGAAGCGATGGTCCGCCACTACTCTAAGGACGTGAACAAGCGCCGGCTGGCAATGAGCGGCATGCGCAAGCTGGAAGAGGGTTGGACTGAAACCCGCCAAAGATTATTTGGTGGCGCCACCAGCCCCCTTCTCTCGGTCGCCGTGAAGCGAGCGGATTGACCATTAGGGCTACGTGAAAAACGAGTCTTGGAGAGGCAACTCGTTGGGCTCCCGCCATTTTCCCGATATCCCTCGAGCGAACAAATTCAACCATCGTTCTTTAAAAGCCGCCTCATCCTCCCCGTCGATAGGCTTAGGCCCGAAGGCAAACTGCCATCCATTCACGACCGGAGCGATAGAATTGTAGAAATCCGCATCCCTCGGCGTTAGCGCAGATACCCTGAGCCGACCTAGCCTAGCAAAATTAAAAAACGACATCTCCCTCCATCTAAATGAACTATCCTTATTTGTTTTGCAGAATGCTAAAGTAGAATTATAAACAATAGATTTACTAAAATGATTACCCAAACTGATGGACATCACCGAATAGGATAAAACCTCCCATCCAGCTCCAATCTTCGAACCGTCGATAACTTCTACTGGCCGGTACTCCAGCTCGGCCGCACCGAGCGCGATCTGGTTATTTTTTATGCGAGATGCAGCAACGCAAGCCACTTCAACCTCAGCGAATAAGCGGTCACAAATTCTTTCAAGCTCCGCACGAGATTCTTCGGCCACACGCTTTCGCGCGAGGCGCTCGTCCTCCGCCGCACGTCGCGCGCTTTCAGCCGCTGCTTCCCGGCGGGCAAACTCTGCCGCTGCTGCAGCTAGGCCTTGGTTTGCTTTTTCTAGGGGCCCCTCGTTCACGGACGCGATGACATCGCGGCACCGCGAAAGCGATGGCCGAATCTCTTGAGATTTTCGGAGCATTAGACGCACGAGTGATTGAATACGCTCGTCGACGCCCCCCAGGTTGGGAGGCTCTCGGTTCAGGTGAGCCTCACGAACCTCGTCCCAGCCGCCACTAAATGGTGGCCCGCCGCTTAGCATTGCGTAGACCATGCACGCTAACGCATAAACGTCCGTCGCATGTGTTGGGCGTTCGCCGCGCCACTGTTCTGGTGCGGCAAATGCAGGTGTCAGACACCTGCGGAGAGTCTCCACCGACGTACTGTCTTCGATAAATTTAGCAATGCCAAAATCCGCTATCTTCCACAACCCATCATGGAACAGAACATTCCCAGGCTTAAGGTCGCGATGAACGATATTTTCAACTTCCATTAACCCAGAAATTACATCCAAGCATATTTTGGAGGCTTCTGGCCACGATAGGACACCGTGCTCCAGTTTTTGGGCAAGGCTAAACTCGCAAACAGGCATCACGAGATAATATCTATCGCTGTTCGCATCCTGCCCAAAATCAAGCACCGGAACCACATGGATCAGCGACCGATTTGCTAACTCTTCCCCAATCACCAT